CCTTGGTGATGGCCTTACGGACAGACGTGAAGATGTCCGTATCGAACGTCTGAGTCTGCGTCCCGGACGTGTTGAGGATGCCCGTGAGGTTCTCACCCGTGCCGTTACCCGAGACGATCTGCGTCTCTTCCGCCTCGGCCAGGTCGGCCGCGAGCTCGTCACGAATGAGGTCTTCCAACTGCGCGGCGTCCGCGAGGGCCCGCTTGGTGACCGGCACCCACTCGGCAATCGTCTTGACCGCCACGGACACACGCTCGAAGGCCCACGAGCCCTCGGGCTTGTAGCCGCCACCGGCCGCGTTGACGAGGGCACCCGCGGTGCCCGGCGCGGTCGGCATGGCCGCCGTGGTGGCCTCGGCCACCGGCGCCGCGGCGTTGGTGTGCGAGGTCTGGCGGACGTACTCGACGGTATCCGAGGAGGTACGGCGGACGCTGATGACGTCACGAATGGTGAGCGGACGCCGGCCGAGCATCTCGAGGATGCCGGTCTGTTCCGGGGTGACGAAAGCACCCGCGGACGTGTCCGAGCCACCCGTGAAGAGGCTCTTGAGCTTGATGGGCGCCGACTTGACCGACGAGCCGTCGGGAATCCGGTACGACCCGTCCGGCTGGCGGTACGGGTCCATCATGCTCTTGTACTGGGCCGAGGACACAACGGTCATGCCGAGCGACTTGAGCCGCTCCTTGTAGTTGCTGTGCCCTCCGGCCTGGCCCTGAGCGTCGACGTCCTCCACGGCACCCGTGCCAATCTCGGCGGCGAGCGCCTTGGCATTCTCGAGTACCTCGGCGTCGGCCTTGGCGGTCTTGATCTGAGCGAGGAGGTCACGGCCCTTGGCCATGGCCTCGTCGTAGTCGTGCCGCTCGGCGTCGGTCATGGACCGGCCCTCGTTGGCGGCCTTTTCCGCGAGCTCCCGTGCCGTCTTGGCAGACGCCTGAGCCGCGTCCTGTAGCGTCTTGAGCTTGGACATGGTCATACCCCTTTCCGGGTATCGGTGTGTCAGGTGGTCTCGAGCTCAATGGCGAGCTCGAGGGATTCTGCCAGGTCCACGACGGACGGGTTGGCCGCGACGGACGACTTGGCCGCGGGGGGCTCCTCGTCGTTGGTCGGGGTGGTACCGCTGGCCTGTTCCTGTGCATGGCCGCTACCTGTGGCGGCGGCCGTACTGCCCTTGGGCTCCTCGTCTCCGAGTGCCTTGAGGACAGAGTCAATGGCGTCTCGGGCATCCCTGAGCGCCGTCTCATTCTTGGCCGAGAGGACACGGCCGGCCTTGACCTCGGCCCTCGCCAGGGTGGCGAGCGCCTTGACCGCGACGACCGATGTGTCTTGGTTTGCCCCGATGGGGACGAATGAGAATTCGTGGACGTTGAGCTTCCGTAGCTCGTTGGCCTTGGTGCCGTCCTCGAGGGTTACTGCCCCTTCCTCGAGGACGTCGTATGCGAACGAGAGTTGGTTGAGCCGTCGGCCCTTGACGAGCCGGTACACCTGCGCCCCCTTGGGAGACTCGAGGTCGAACCGACCTTTGACCCACCACCCGTGCTCGTCCTCGCCGGTCTCCTCGGCCCAAGCCACGTAGTAGTCGGGGTCGTCCATCCTGTGGCCGAAGAGGCCAGGAATGGTGTGACCCTTGGCCTCCCACTCCTCGAGGGACTCGAGGAAGGCACCCTTGGCGACGACGTCACCGTACGAGTCCGGGGTCCGGGTGAACGTGGACGGGTAGACGATGAATTGCCCCTCCTCGAGGCCATCGTCCGGGCCGGCCTTGAGCCGCCCAATTCGGGCTTCCTTGATGTGCATGACGTACCCTCCTCGGGCTATGTGATGATGACGACCGAGCATTGGCACCCGGCGACCTCGGCCGGGTCACCCGTGAATGATCCCGGCCACGGCATTCCGTTACTGAATTCCTCGTCAATGCCGACCGTCTCGCCATTCATGGCCGAGTGAGACGAGCGCGGGTTACTGCTGTTCACCTGCCATCGTTTCTGAGCGGACGGCCTCGCTTGGCGGGGGCCCTCCACGAGGCCGAAGCCGACGAACGTGGCCGCGGCCGTGAGGCCGGACGTGTCCGCCCGTGACTCCTCAGCGACGTCGAACACATGGCCGGCCGCCTCGGTGCCGCCCTCCTCGAGGGCCGCGGCGAGTGCCTCGTACGTGGTGCCGTTGACCTGAGCGGCGATACGCTCGGTGACCTTGGCGAGGAATGCCTTGGTCCGGTCGACGCTGTACTCGGACGGGTCAATACCCATGTCGGCCAGGACCGCGGCGGCGGCACCCGAGCTTACGGTCATTGCCTCCTCGAGGAGGTCGGCCGCGAGCTCCTTGTCCCACCGGTCTTGGTCCCACCACCGCGGCGCCTTGGCACCGAGGGCCGAGAGGACCGCCGACCGCTGGCGCCCAAAGTGCCGTCGGAAGATGGCGGCGAGCTCGTCGCGCTCCTCCGTCGGTACCTCGTCCTCGCCGGGTGCCTTGACCGTGTACTCGGACGACTTGGCGCCGATGGCCTTGACCGCGGGTAGTGACGTGATGGACCGGACATTTTGCGTGCCGGCGTCCGTCGGGCTGGCCTGGCCGCCGACGATGACGTTGAGCGGGACAATGAGCTCGTCCCCTCCCTCAATGCGAGGAAGATTCTGACGAGCTCGAGCCTCGTTCCGGGTCATGTACGGCCCACCGGTGGCGGTCTGTAGCTGTGCCGCTTGCTCCTCGAACGACCCGCGTAGCTTCTCCTCAATGTTGAATTCGAGGTACAGGCCGTCGGTGTCCGTGTACTCCTCGAGTAGCTGTGCCATGAGCGCCTGTTGGATGCGCTGTAGCCACGGCCCGAGAGTGTCTTGGTAGAGCTGCTTATGCTGTTCACGGATATTCGAGAATGTGGCGTGATCCAAGAGGCCAACCATGGGCGGCGGAATGTAGTACGCGCTGGCGACTTCCTCACGGGTCAGCTTCCGCGACTCCACGTACTGCAAGTCTCGGGCCGACTGGTGAGCGTCCACGAATTTCATTCCATCCTCGAGGATGGGAGTACCACCGGCATCCGTGCCCCCGCCCGTGTACTGCGAGCGCCAAGCCGTCTTGAACCTCTCCCGGCCCGTCTTGGACCACTCGGGGGCCCCGGCCGGCCGCTCGAGGTAGCCGGATACCCGGGCCCCGTTGCGGAACGTCTGAGCCCGCATACGCGCGGCCTCGTACTCCTCGGCCAGGACGCCCCGTAGGGACTCGAGCGGGGAGACGCCACCGAGGTCACCCGAGGGTGAATAGCCGATGATGGCGACGACTTCCTCGGGCTTGAATACCCGGGTGCCCTTGGTGCCCTTGACCTTGTACCCCTGAGGGTAGAGCCAATCGTCACCCACCGGGGTCCACAGGCTCGGCGGAATCCTGAGGAGTCCGCCCGTGGTGTTGGTCCCCTCGGGCTTGATCTTGACCGCGAGGTACCGGTCGAAGATGGCGAGGTCTTGGACGAGCGCCTCAATGAAGTCGTACCGGGTGGTCGGGTTGGGCGCCGGCTTGGCGAGGAGCCGCGCGAGCGGGTGGTCACGTACGCGGCGCCGGTCGTTGTCGTCGACTCGCTCGTACATGTGTAGGCCGAGGCTGGCAATGTTGCGGCCGAGGAATCCGGTGACCGTGCGGACGTTGCCGTGTGACTTCCAAATCTTGTCATAGGCCGCCGTGTAGTGGTCCGTCAGGGTGAGGGAACCACCGACCGTGACGGTTGCTCGGTTGAGCGCGGTCACCTGACCGCGTGAGACTACGAATGTCATGGTGCCACCGCCTTACTCTGCCGTCGGGTATTGCATGTACTCAACCTCGTCCCACAGGACGAGGACCGAGCCGTCAATGGGGGCCGGGTTGTCCGAGCCTGGCGCGTGTAGGACGGCCTCTCGAATGGTGAGCATACGGGCGGACGCGTCCACGAGGACGCCGTCGACCGCGGCGCCGGACTTGAGCGCCACGACCACCCGACGGGCCGTCTTGGACTCCCACGCCTGGCGCTCGTCTCGGGCGGCCTTGGCCCGGGCGGCGGCCGCCAGGGCATAGGACGCGGCGAGCGAGACGAGCGCGGCGAGCATGGCCACGAGTACGGCGAATTCCATGGTGCCTCCTTAGACGTACATGAGGTCGGGGTCGTCGTACTCGTCGGAGTCGTACGCGGACGTCGACCGAGGGGGGCCCATGGTGGCGTGCCACGCGGCCAGTGATCCGGCCTCGAGGGGTGAGACGTCGTTGGTCGACGCCTTACGCCCGATGGCGAACCTGTCACCCACCGGCCGTAGCGCGGCGCCGGCGACGGCGTCGTCTAGCTCCTTGGCCGGTGTGTAGAGGACGCGGCCCTCGTCCACGCCCGTCCTGAGCCCGGCGAATGCGTCCAGCACATCGGCCGTGGTGGCCACGTACAGCGGCACGGACTCTTTCTCGAGCGAGGGGATGAGGACGGCGCCCGGGCCCTTGCCGTCGATCACGAGCGGCAACGAGTACGCCCCCGTGAGCTCCTTGGCTCGGTCGACCGCCCAATTGATGCCGGGGCCGTGCTGTAGCACCTTGAGCCACACGCCCTCGTCGTTGACGCCGGCGCCCACGATGGCCGCGGACTTGAGGTCCATGGCCACCGCCACCGCGAGCCCTGTGAGCTCGAGGTCGGCCGGCCGGTCGTCCCTCTCGCCCTTCTCCCACTTGCCGGGGCCGAATATATCCGAGGTTGACGGGTCGTCCCACCAACCCATCCTCTCCCGCGCGAATTCCCACGGTGGCAGGGCTTCACGCTCGGCCTGTACGTACTCCACGGTCAGGCCTGAGCCGTTGGCCCGGACGCGGCCGAGGAGCGGGTTACCCTGGCGCCAATTCTCAACGACGTCCAATTGGCAACCCTCGTGCTTGCCGGCCTCGTGGTCACACTTCTCATTGGCACACGCCACCCGAGGAGCGCACCACTCACAGTAGAAGAGACGCGGCGAGGTACCCGCGCGGCCGCGGTCCCTGACTTTGCGGAGGACGTCAGAGTGTGCCGTGCCGGCCGAGGAGCCGTACAGGACTTGAGGGTCAGGACGGGACGAGAGGGTCGGGAGTAGGGCCCCCATGTGGTCCGGCTGTAGCGCGAATGCCTCGTCTAGGACGACCTTGTCACCCGAGAGGCCACGACCACCGGCCTTGGTCCGTGCCTTGAACTTGAGACGCTGTCCCGTCTTGAGCTCAATGGTTTCGTCACCGTGTGAGCCGCTGATCCTCTTGACCTTACGGGACAGGAATGACGAGCCCTCAATGAGGTTGCCAATGTCCCGGTACGCCTCCATGGCCGTCGAGAATTCATGGGCCGACCACATCACGAGCCGTTGGTCCGTGATGAATAGCCACCCAAGCGCGGCCATCATAAAGACGCCCGTTTTCATGTTCTGCCGGCAACACACCACACACGTCTCGAATGCCGTGGACTTGCCGTAGCGGTCCACTCCGAAGATGCCGTTGAGGATTAGCCGCTGTTCCGGGTCCGGGCCGAAGCCGATGACGTCACAGAGGTCGGCAACCTCGGGGCCGTACGTGTCGTGGTAGTCCGGGCCCGTGTGATAGGCCGGGGGCACGAGGACGGGTGAGCCGATCATGGCCTAGCCTCCCTACTGCCCCGCGGCCATCCGAGCCTCACGGCGCCGGCGTAGCTCCTCGAGCTCGTCGTTGTCCTCCTTGGCGTCCGCGAGCGCGGCGGCCAACGTCGTCTCGAGTTGCTTGACGAGCGCGGCAATGGCCGAGCCGGTGTCCATGCTCGGCAGGTCCAGCCGGCGAGCGAGGACGAGGGCCGCTTGGCCGAGGACGGTGGCTACCTTGTCTGCCCTCTCGAGCTCGGCCAGGACGGTCGACTCAACGGTGACCCGACGAGCACGGGGCCCCTCGGGTGAATCGGCCGGCGCGGACGCTTCCTCGGCTGGCGAGGTCTCATGTGTCTCCTCGGTGTCGACCGCCTGGCCGGCCTCGGCCTTGGCGGCACGGATGGTAGCGGCGGCGGCCGCCCTCTTGACGTCGGCCGGCAGACGCGGCCCTTGCTTACGGTGGTGCCGTACCCGGCACGTCGTACTACAGAATCGGGCCGTGGCGCGCTTGGCCTCGAATGGGTTGAGGCATTCCTCACATGTCTTGTCCACGGTCTACCTACCTACCTACTCACTCGAGCCGGATGACCTCGAGGCCACCGGGCCGGGTAGCGCCGGCCGGAATCATTGACGCCATGAATTCGTCACGGACGTTGTCGTTGAGCGTCCGTAGTCCGTCCACGAGGACGAGGACGTCGAGAGCCATACCGCGGCCGGCCTTGGCATCCGCGGTCACGATGACCACGCGGCCCGTGCCGAGCTCGAGCCGCTCGGCGCCGTGAGCCTTGGTCACCCGAGTCGGCCGAATCTCCTTGGCCTCGAGGTACCGGACGACGGCGTCGAACGTCTTACGCGTCTCG